CAGGGACACCGAATTCGTCCAGTTGGATACGTCTTTTTAAGCCCCCTCGTTTGGGAGCCGGTCTTTGTGTTTCCTTCGGAGGTACTAGTGCCACGGTTGGCACGGTTGGTACCTCATCATGGGAAACTTCAGCAATACTGCTGACCGAGACATCCACTGGTTCAGTGTTCCAACGGGCATTAATCTCTTCCAGACGTAGTTTGCGCTCTAGCGCTTCGAACTTGTCTAGAGGAGTACGAGCTTGGTACGAGAAATCTTTCTTTGACTTTAAGGTCACTCTATCATTTTGTTTTTTCGTACGCATATCACTTATTGTAATAGGCTCTAATGCTCGATCAGGATAACCCACTTGTTCCTTTATATCCACCAACTTTAAATCGATACCAGAGTCGAAACTTCTCGGATTGAAGTCAGACTTTGAGTCAGGAGTTGTGTCCATTCCAGAGTGGTAAGGTCTAAAACCAGCCTCCGGACCGGCTCGGTGTAAAAACCGAGAACCTGGCGGATCCCCTTTGGGGCGACGGCTAAAATCAGCAAAAGCGTTCTCCGTCGTCTTTTCGGGGTGAGGTTGGACCTTTACATCTTCATCAGGAAGCAGTGTAGCTTCTATCGACACCAGACCACTAACGTCGTTGAGACGTAATAATTTGGTACTGCGGGAAAGAGTATAATTTAGCGATTTAACTCGCTGTTCTTTCTCCAGGGTGTTCGAGAATCTGGATGTGGCATGATCCACATTTTTAGTTGGGACCATGGAAATCAACGGCACTGAGGGCGTACGAGCATTTTCAATTAATTGCTGTGCCTCAGTTCTGCAAACCCTAGTGGTTATTTTGGGTAGGATCCAGTGACTGGCCTTTTCAAGGCTCATAGGATGCCTACCAGAGTTAAATGCAGAAGAGCTGAGCTCTCGTGCCAATGATTCTAACTTCCTAGAAACGTCTTTAGGATGCGGTTTCCAAAGGAGTGTCGCCTGTATTTGAGGGCTATAGCGCGCCTCAACATTGACTAGGGCCGTCATAGTTTGTAATACTTCGGTCGACAAAGGTGCACTCCCGTGGTGTGCGGTAGTCAAAGACTCAACTTTGTGTCGGGCTTCTTCTACCATCTGCTGCACATACGGACTATTTAAACTGCTACGCCACACATCATTTATGAGACAATGATGGGTGAACGCGGCCGTCGGGTCGTATGAAGCGATCCGCGATGCAGCGTACCTAAAGCGTATCCCGGGGTCACGGACAGGGAGAGCCCCGCCTCCGAGGAGGTGTCGAGGCCAGTGAACCCGTAACCCGGTTTTCTTCAATCGCATTAAGGTAGGACCGTGCCAGTCATAGAATAGGCAGGTACTACGTTTCTTTTGCCAGGTTGCCCCAGCTTGCATATAAACCTGTGCCATGGCGGAACATATGGTTCCTTCTTTTGCCATGGACTCATCGTAAGGGCGCCCATTGACGTCACAACTCTTAGCCATAGATAAAATGCTAAGGTATATTCGTCGATGGTTCGTCAAGGTATAGCAGGGAATAGGGTCGATGGAGTCGTTATCCGTCGCATCACCCCAGTCCTCAAGAGGCTCGGTACGTCTAGAAAGCGAAGTGTATTGTTCGGCAAACACCCCGGCTGTGTCAGAGATTATACTTTTTCTCATGTTAATGACAAGCCTGAGTGATTTTAAAGCTTTCTTATAGGACTTAATTCTTTTCATTGTCCAGATACCGAGTAGATCATCACCCAGTATGACGTAATCGTCCGGCTTCTTGGCGCCATATTCCGCGCAGAAGCAGTTTATTAATGACAAAATTGGCCATGTGAGACCTAAACCCATTAGGAGTCCTCTCTTAGTGGTGAAAGTTTTATCTCCATCAGTGAGTTTAAAGGGGCCAGCCGACTCTTTTAGATGTCGTCGGAGTGCCTCAGAATATTTTAGGCCATCACAGACCGCATCGATTACGGTTGACGCAACTTCATGTGGGATGTAATCGCTGGCTTTAGAAAGATCAGCTGAGAACATGTATACTCGACCTCCCACTTGCTTGGGTCTCAACATTGAGGAGACCAGGCGTCCTTCCAATGGATGTGACACTTGCCATTTGCTCTTGGCG